CTCGTTTGCTGATGCAATGGCATCTATGTCGATATTTTGAATGATCTCCTTCATGTCCATGTAGTCCTTATAGAACTCAAAGCCACCCCAGGCAGCGGTGCCCAATGTAGATAGTGCGGTAAGAAATGCAAACATCTTACCGCCAGAAAACTTTAAACCACCGAATTCTACTTCTGCCATCTGATGTTCCCTTTATTTCTTTGCTGGCTTACTAGCAACATTTTTAGCATATGCCTGTGAGCCAAAGAATGCTGCGACGATACCAGCAACAGATACAAAGTATGTAGCTGCCATATTGCCTAAGATCTTACCGGCTTCATCCAGTCCTATTAAAAGAGCTAGTACAACTGCGAATGGGTACAGCAGCAATCCCCATAGTGCAAACCACGTCATACCACGCTGTGCATCCCGCATTGCATCTGCGTCTTCTAATTCTTTTCGTTTGAATTCCAGATACATCGATTCTTCTGCGACAGACACATGACCGTCACCATTAGTATCAGCAGGATGGAATTCTTTTATTTCTTTTGTCTCTTCTGTCATTTCATTTGGTCCATTGCTTCTTGTACAACTGTTCCGGAAACAACGCCATCTGATACTAATCGAATTCTATTGCTTAGATGTTGTTCTGCGATATCTTCTTTGGCTTGACCATGATAAGGTACTGCATGACCTTCTTCAATCATAATCTCAGTAACAGTTTTATCACCCACCTTAAAGTCGCCCAGTACTCGACCGAACTTACCCTTCATATCTTCACCATTTCTATCATCGTGGGTAATTAAGATTGCCTTCTTATCAAGCAATTCTTTTAATCTGGTCTTTGCTGCAAGACCAAATATCTTTTCAACTTTATCTCTTGTACGAGATTCTGGGGTATCAATACCCATGATACGTACGCGCTCGTCCGTGAGCACGACGCCAAATCCCAGATCGATATCAACGTCGACAGTATCACCGTCAACAATTTTAAGTACTTTTACTTCGTATTCGTTAGCCACTATTAAGCCCTTTCTAAGTGTTCATGATATATTTCATGACCCGAAAGGTCTACAATAATTATTCTTCAAATTGCAGCGCACGTAGCTGCTTTAATTCCTGTTCTAATTTCATTACTTCAAGTTGCTTCTTACGAAGCTCAAGTTCGTATAATCTATTACAATCAATTCGCGATTTAACTCTTTTCCCAAGAGGTATCACAATCCTAGCATATACCCCAATATCGCCTGCCCTGTTACCAGTGCTAGTACCAAATTCATCTTTGCCGTTTGCAATAATGCCTGTCACACCAGTCTCTAGTCGCGTAGCAGATCCAATCGCATTGGAACAGTCTAAATCCCCAGCCCTAAAACTATCTGATTGATAACTTCCTGGCGCAGAGGGTAGAGCTAAGCTCAATGATTCAGCTGATGCACTAGTTCCTATCATTAAACATATCACTGTCAATATTCTCATATCACTTTATCCTTGAACATATTCTAGATGTTATATTCGAAGTGGTTATATCTTCCTTTAAAACTTTAGACGTAGTACAGATATATTCAACTTTGGTAACATCAGCGTCGCGGATATAGATCTCAAACGTTTTCGTTTCCAGATAACTTAATTCTATTATCTTACCCGATGTGGCAAAAGCAATAGGATTCCAATCCTCATCGAATACCGTTATCTCATAATAACCAACATCTGCCCTTCTATTCCATAGCTTTAACTTCGTATAAGCCACACCTTCCATATAAGAAGGTTTTAACTTGGGCCGAGCCGGTGTCATTTCATGTGCTGCAGCCGATCCGCATAGTAGAAAGGCTGCAGCTATTATATAATTTCTAATCATATTACTTTGCAATACACTCTGCTATAACAGTAGCTCTGTATCGACCTCCAGGAAGAGGTTTGCCGACACCATAAGCAACCGTGGAGTCAACTTCAAACCACGCGGATCCTGCCAGAGTCATATCGTATTCTGTTACGTTATCGTACTCAATCTTAGCACCTTCGTAGCCAGACATTCCAGCTTCAGACGTAGCTTTAACAGTTACTTCGCCGTCCCAGTCTAATGCATCATTAAGGCTAGGGGATGATGTAAATTCATTTGGCCAGCTAATCTGTGCTTTGTACGCATCAGGAATCGATACATCGTAACGAATAACTGGAACAACACCACCATCTTGCGGGGCAGTGCTAAGTACGTCTGGTGTAGGGTTACCGTACACGCCTGGAGTGTCTGTATAAATCGAACACTTAGATGATACGTTGCCTACAATAGGCGCTTGCGCTGATGCCATGGTAGCAATCATTAAACCAGCGCTGATGTATGGGATAGACTTTAACATTTAGTTCTCCTGTTGATCTCTATCGTATTGTGAGCGTACCATTTTTGTATGGTTAGCATTGGATGCAAAACTTCTCAGCGCTCTGTGGTTATCAGGAATTTCTGTATCACTGAGAGTTAAAGTTTCCTCGTACTCCCCACCCTGAATTTCTACTTGGTAGTAAGATTCTATTTTACCGACATCTGCCAGGGACGCAAGCAGTACTTCTTGCTGCTTTGTATCAACCATAGCATCTATGGTATTCCTACCACCTAATTTTTCTTCTAGATTTTCTTCTACTTCTTCTTTTTTAAGATCTTTTTCTTCGAGTTCAATCTTTTCTTCTAACTGTGCTTGAACCCATTCGTCATAAAACGGATCGTCAATACTTACTTCACTTGATTTTAAAATATCCATAAGTGCTTGATGAAAGCCTGGGCAAGACGGATCTGCGAGAGGTGTTGCGGTACACTTCATCAGCTGATCGTCTATATCTAATTTGTAGTTGTATGTAACAATAGGACTAGAAACCTGTCCGTCACCTTCTACCGCGATTTCACCCTTACCCCAACGTGATGAGTCAGTGTAAGGAAGTCTAAAGTACTTCTGAACCGTGCCGCTTGGCTGCCCATTCCAGTTATCTGTCTCTTCGAAAACGTATCCGCCATTTACCGCATCCTCGTTCCTGATATGCACCTGCGCGTCTGTGTTAGGATTTTTGGTCAGGCTATATCGATAGGTAAGTCCATTAATCTGTAAAGTTACCCAGGGTTGACTAGAATCCGGAAGGACAGTGCCCATATCCCATGATAGACTGCCGGAAGCAGCGTTACCGGTTGTACCGTAAGTTATATCAGAGTAAGAGTAAGAGGGCCAACAAAGCACCGATACCACCAATGCCTTTGGCAGTTGATTTATCATCCTCGTCCATTCCTTTCCAAATACCGTTTGTTTCACGGTCTTCTTTTTTATCTTGATCTGAAAGCCAAGCAGCCTTTGCTTGATCCCCGATCAATCCGTCATAGGGACAAGGTGTACCAGCATCCATCATCGCTCTGAAGACCCGTTCATCTTGGCACATAACCGATACCGCAGCAACTTTCATACCCATATCATAAAGAGTTTTAGCGTTCTTTAACTTTTCACAGTTCATATCACGCACAGTCTTACCAGCAGAAATACCAAGAATCTGAGTTTGGACTGCACCAGAAACCCCAATCGTACACAGATCGGAGTTAGACGAATTGATAGAAGGCGAAATAGCGGATGGTGGCGGCGATTTAAGAGTGGTAGACGAAGTAGTGTTAGAATTCACATTACTTTCGTTATAGTTCTGTGTAATAATAGGATCGGATACATTCTGAGCTATAGCTACTGAAGTAGTAAAAATCATCGCCATCACTATAATTAAGTGTCTAATCATATTACATTCCTATAAAATAAAAAAAAGGCAAGAGAGTTTCCCCTCTTGCCTATTTATACCAAATTTTGTTTTAAATTAGAAGTTAAAACGTACACCTACTTGTGCATCATCATATTTAAAGTCTTCGTCAGATTGTACCGCACCATATACTGCAATGTTAGACGTCACACCGTAAGCAACCTCAACACCGACACCGTCAAATGAGATTGTGTTGTCCGCATCGATGGACGCATATGTGCGTGGTGAAATAGCAAAGTTGTTCATGTTCAGATCAGGACCTGCTTTCATGGAGAAGTTTTTGTTCTCAATGCTATATTCAACTTCAGCCGAACCACCGATGTTGCCAAGCAGACCTTCTGCAAATGCCGATGTTGAGAGTACGAATGTTGCGGCTGTTGCCAAAAGAATTCTTTTCATTGTTTAGTCCTATAAAATTAAAGTTAAGTGGGCCCGTAGTTGGTCGGGAGGAACCCATACCCTAGACGTCTTTCGTTAAGTCACGAGACACACTTCTGTTTCTAGGCAGTGTCTATGCCCACCAGCATTATGCCGCTAGGGCGTAACCTGTAGGTGCGAAATTTTCATTTGCATTTAGTAGTTTTGACCAATAACGCAGTCATCCGGTAAACTCCACTTCATCTTCACACCTGTCGATCCTAAATTTCGACCCCATCAAAAGAGAACATATCCCATTGTGGGACCAACTATTACTCTTTTATTTTTCCACAACCGAAGTTTTTGTCCGTTTTTTACAAGTAGAAAGCACGGAAGTTTCAGTTTCATAATATATTCCCTTTTGGTGGAGTCGCTGGGTACCGCCCCCAGGTCCAGAATGTGTCCACGTTGCTTCAACGTTTACATCTTATATATTAACATAAAGGATAGATTAAGTAAACCCACTATATTATATTTTTAATACTGTGACTTTTAAATCACTTTTTACGAAGCTTTGTATATTCATGAGTTATTTTATTAAACCGATATGCTAGCGTGTAATACAAAGTATCGATAGCTTGATACAATTGTTCTAGATTGCCGTTATTATCAATAACATAATCTGCCATCCATGGTTCTAGACTCATTGATAATTTATCTTCAGGTGGAAGATGGTCTGAGCGATCTACCCAAATAACACAATCAATCAAGCCAGCATTCTTGATACCATGGAATTCACGCTTATTACGAAGACCTGCATAGATGTCAGAAATCTCAAAGATCTCACGACCAATGGTAGCAGGATCGTCTTTACAACGTGCAGCAATAAGATTATACCATTCTGATCTATGATTACCACGATCTTCAAAGCATTCTTCTACTGTCTTATAGCCATAGAGTGGAGCTAATACTGGAAATACAGTCTGTTCCGCATTATGCATACTTGACGATGCAAACTGCAATCCATATTTAGATTCAAAATATTCAGCAACAGTATCTTTACCGTGGCGTGCGTGTCCAATAATAAGTAGTTTCATTAGCGACCTTTATGTGTATAGAATATATGTGTATCAATCTTAGCGATACGTGTCATGACTTTGTTCCACGATGGATTAACATAGTCTGCATGATAGAATGTAGAGCCTTCAGTAATATCTACGATGATACCATCATATACTGCTTTAGCTATTTCGTAAACCCCTACATAAGCACTTTTACTACCAGGCACGTCAGATTTACCGTCGTGTGTCCAGGAGAATTGTTTATCTTCCCAAACAACACTACAGATAGTGTTTGGGAAGTGTTTAGATTTTACGCGGTTCATAGTAACATTTGCTACTGCAATTTTACCTGCATCAGACTCGGTTAAAGCCTCGAAGTAAATATTATCAGCCAAGCATTTAAGTTCTGCTGCTCTTGTTTCATTTGCACTAGCACTGGCACATGAAACCACGGCTCCAAAGATGATCGCTGCTGTTATAATATTCGACATGATGTCTGTCATTCGCATATATTTTGCCTCTTTTTATAGTACTTATACTATATTAAAGCTCTGCAAATGTAAACCGTTTAATTCAAATTAATCTAATTTTTTTATACCTAGTGCCCAGTTCTCTGCAGCATCCTCGACATATCGCATGGATTTACCAGGAAAGTCTTCACTAAAAAACTGTTTACCGTTATCATCAAAGTATTCAATGTAAGCCATTTCTTCCTTAAAATCCATGCAAACTTTGCAGTGACCTCGACCGGGTGGATCAGCATAGTATGTGGAAATAGTTCTTATAGTCATAGTATTTACTCCGCTTCGATATCTTCGATAATTTCATCTCGTAGAATAATAGCTTGTCGATCTTTGTCTGTACCAATACGATCGTTTATGAGCTTATATGCTAAGGTGATTCGATCACATCCGGCATAGGCAGCATGCCAGCAATGGTGGTCTGGCTCGTCATATCTACCAAAATAGTACCAACGACATTGCCATCCTGGAACATCCTGAACAGTGACCACGCTCTGTGACTTCAGGTCGTAATACTTAAAGTACCCGTCACCAGTCTCAGACCAAGTAAAAAGTAGCTGATAGGCATTAGCGTTCCAGTTCGTATGCCATCCTACGAATCCGCCTGGGGGATAGTAATTAAAAAGAGCAGAAGAGTGTACACCAAGCACTTCAGGAAATTTCTTTTTTACAGTGTACTCGATGTCTTTCCATTTATCAGGATCTCGCTCGGCCATCTGTGATACAGGCTGTGAAAAGTGTTGTTCAGGATATCCCGAATGCTTTTCATCAAGCGCCATTTGTAACCAGAGATTGTCTTCGTTACAGTAGCGTTCGCCATTTGTCGGTGCATCCTTAGGGTCATAGAAATGATACTTAGGATCATTGTAGCCCTCAATGGATCTGAAGGTATTAACAAATCCATCGAGAGTTTCCAATAATTCTTTATTTCGAATTATTACCTCAGCCATTTACAAACTCATCTACCATTGGGAAGATCTTAGCAATTGCTTTAGCTACTTCACGCGCAACTTCAATGTGTTCTTTTTGTGTTCCGTTACCAGACCGAAGTTCGATATAGTGAACCCAAGAACGAAGCGTGCCATTCATATAGACTTTACTGACTGTATTACCTTCTGGTAGAACACAACGTGCTTGTTCCTTAGCAATACCATTATCAATCGCCCACTGATACGTTAGTCGTGCCTCATGAATAATCTGAGTCTGTTTCATTACCCATGCTTTTTGCAATTCAAGATCATCACATACAATACTATTTTGACGATTCTTAGGATCTTGCATACGAGCTTCTCTTAGAACAAAAGACTCTTCTAGATCATTCGGATCTGCATATCGCTGACTGAATTCCTGGAAGTAGAAGCTTCTGTGACGAAGGATCTGCCGGGCAATGTCCCGTGTCGTGTCGATGCCAATCGTGGCGTTACACATTTCGAGTGGTGACCAATGCTTATGCTTGACAAGGTATCGTACAAGCTTTTCACCAGTCTCATTATTGAACTGGTTAGCTGGGTTAGATACTCGTGCGCAGTAGGCAATAAGCTCAAGTGCGTCACTGAAATGTTCTTTGAACTCTTCTGATGGTGCAGGTTGCACCACCAGAAATGCTTTTGGTTCTGCGTAATTCATGAGCGACCTCCAACTGAAAGTGGATTAGACATACCTTTTTCGGAGTTAGCCATATACTTCTGGTAATCCTTGCCACTGACTTTATATGTTACAAACTTACGATTCGTTTCTTCCTTATTAGGATTTGCCATAGTAAGTTTGATATCCTTACCCTTTGCAAGAGCATTTAGTTTACGGATCATTTTGTCCGCATTGGTTACCCCTTGGTTACCATAACCAATAGATGAACGGCGTTCGCCCTTTGATACATTACCGCTGCTATGTTTTTTCTTACCCATGATATATTCTCCTAAGGTGTAATAGTAATTTCTTTTACTCGGTGTGGTTGTTGTAAGACCCATTCTACAATATCTACGCAGTATTGTAAACCCATTTTTTTATCATTAACATGAGCTACACGGGGTGAATCGAAATATCCAAATCTAATAACGGTGGTATTTACACCTTGATAAAACAGCTGCTGGTTTGCTTTATCTAATGCAGCCTTTTCTATGGCATAAGGGTGAGGTCTGTATTTATCCCCATCGCCTGAATTAGATCCAATATTAATAATTCTTTTTTTCAACTGAGCTGCTCGGTAAAGTAGATCTACCTGTTGGAATTTATCGTGCTTACAGTTAATAAAAATATCACAGTCCTCTAAACGATCTGTGTTACCATACTTATTCTTTAAAGCTTCACCTAGACCACGTCTAGTGCCTGTTATAAAATATTTCTTTCCCATTAGAATTTAAAGCCCTGAAATTTGTTTTGATCTTCGCCTTGGTTCGAATGGTCGAACACTGGGGTGTCGTTTACAAGGTTTTGGTCTGTGTCATCTACATCATATAGTCTCATCTTACTACGGTCAATGCCAATAAGAAACCGTTTGTTCTTGTTTGGATCATTGTATCTATTCTTCAATTGTTTGACCATTAGTTGGCCTTGTGCTTCGAGCTCTTCAGTAGATACAAGTGCAAACATTAAGTCGGCGGTTGCGGGTAGTCCAAAAGACTCGGACGTATCTTCAAGCCCAGGATCCGAGCTATTGAAACCTGTACGAGTCGTCTGCGTTGCAGATACGATCGGTAGGTCGAACTCAACCGCAAGACCACGTAGCTCTTCAGCAATTGCTTTAATGTACGCATAACTGTTTACTGATCCTCCCATTTTCATACGCGATGATGAGCATATGTTTAGATAGTCTATCATAATAATATCGGGTTGGAAACCCTTTTTTAGCTTTAATTCGTTTAGTAGTGCACGAAAGTGATTGGCATTAGCAGATCCTGTTGGATATTCTTTTACAATCAACTTGCCGTTTGTCTTGGTCTTAAGACGGTTCACCGCATTACTAAACATCTCTTTGCTCATATGCTCGATCTGATCAATAGGCACATCAAGCAGGTTAGCATCGATACGTTCAGCAATACGTTCTTCGCTCATCTCCAAAGTAATGTATAGAACATTTTTACCTATGTTAAGAGCACTAGCAGCAAGATGGCACATAAACAAAGACTTGCCCACACCCGTGCCTGCCAGTGCAATATTGAGAGATTTATTAGAAAGTCCTCCCTTCGTGATCTGGTTGAAGAGGTCGATGTCGAAGGGGGTTTTTTCCTCTTGGGCATGATAGAATTCATATCTTTCCTCTACGTTTTCCAGATAGTCGTGACCAATGTTAGTATCGAATGTGACCGATAGTGCCTTAGTGAGTAGATCAGGTAGTGCATCTTTAGTGAGCTTCTGGTGCTTACCATCGATAATAGTAATAGATTCCATGACTGCATTAAACAGTGCACGATCCTGACACCACTTCTCTGTACGGTTATAAAGCCACGTTTCGTCTACTTCTTCAGTACGAAAGATCTCAGGGATAATCTCTACTGCATGGCGATACTGTTCATCATTAAATTTAGTAGACTCGTCTAGTTCAATCTTAAATGTCTCTGCGGTAGGCAGTATGTTGTACTTAGCAACGAATTGTGCTACTTCACGAAATAGTTGCTGGTATACCCCTTCAAAGTATTCTGGTTGGATAAAAGGGAGCACACGACGCATGTACCCATCGTTAGTCAATATGTTTCTTAGAACGGTTTGTTCTATATTTGCATTAATCAAAGTTTACCCTTTTCTCGCGTTATTATTGGCTTAATAGTAACATATATTTTATAACATGTAAACCGATTTAAAATCCTTATCGTATTCTTGTATGTACTCTACAAGAGTTTCCACATGGTCTTTCTTTCCCTCTGCCGTCCAACCTTGTAACTCATGTGCTTGTTGCATAAAGTTAGCAAGTTCCATCTTAAGTAAAGGAGCGTGAAGCTCTGGAGGAAATTTAAACTTATTAGTAATTATATCATTACTACGATCAGGCATATTGCAAAACAAGTAGACGAGGTATTCTGGTGATGGTCCAATAACTGAAGAAAGGTTCTCACGTGTGATCTTACCTGACAGCTTATCACTTTTAAAATAAGCTGTTTCGTAGAGAGAGTGACATAAGCCAGCATAGCATAGCCCGATATCACATCCCCACGATCTAAGAATATCGTAGGTGCCAAACAGGTGGCTCATAAAAGAACCACCTGTGTGACCGATACCTTCGACCTGACTTTCTACCCATTTAATTACTTCATATGGATCAGGTGTCATCTTTCTTAGATTCCAATCGCTTGACAGCATTTTCTAGAATATCACCAAGTACATCAGCGAGGTACTGTTGAAGCTCCAAAGAATCTTCAGTAAGATCTGGGTCAGGTGTACTAACAATCTTGTAGTCAAAATTTAAAACATCAGTATCTTCTGACACTCTCAGCTCTTTAAATCTTACTACTGTTTCTGTAAAGTCCCCAGACAGCATTCTTATATCCCAGTTCTCACCTTCGCCTGGAACAAGTCCATAGTCTACATTTTCTTTCAATTGATTCTGAATCTCGAAGGGCTCCATTATTCACCCTCCATTACTTCTACAATTGCATCCATATCTACCAATGACTCATGCCCAATCTGGTACTGCTTCTTCAAGAATTCTTTAAAGTCCGTATTATTGAAGATCGGTTCCCAGAAAGATTTTGTTGTAGTAGCTTCTGCTCGTACCTTACCAGAAAGAAGCTCACCAGTCTTAGGATCAACTGCTTCGTACCAACCAGCAGAAGGCTTACGCACGTATCCACCTACGAGACCAACTTCTGTCAAACCACTCCATTTCTGTACGCCACCTTCCCAAGATACTGTAATTGGGATCTTAGACTTTTCTTTTACAAAGCGTGATTTTTCTACATTAATAACAAAGTGGTACCCTTGGATCTCTGTACCTTTTTTATCTTGCTGACGTCCAAGAATCCAGATGTTATCTGCAGAGTAATAGATGCCCGTGCCACCAGATACGATAGCCTTTGGATACAAACCAATCTCTTGATACGTGTGGTTAATAGCCAACATAGGAATGTTCTTCATTGCAAGGTATGGTGTTGCCATACGGAACAAACCCTTGAGAGCCTTAGCACGAGACATATCTGCAACCGATTTCTCATTGATAGCATCTTCCATCTCTTTCTTGGATGCAAGGTTACCAATAGAGTCAATCACAATAATAACATTATCCTTACGATCAAGCTGCTCGAGTTGGCCAATAAGGTCAAACTTAAGTTCTTCTACGTTCATAATAGGTGTATGAAGAACCCGAGAAGGATCAATACCAAACTGTTTAAAGTAAGATTGCGGTGAACCAAATTCTGAGTCATAGAACAAGATCACTGCATCTTTATATTTTTCAAGGTATGCACCAGCCATAAGCAGGGCAAATGAAGTCTTAAAGTGCTTAGATGGACCAGCAAGAACCGTAAGTCCTGAGGTAAGCCCACCATCTGGATCACCAGAGAGTGCTACGTTAACCATAGGCACATCGGTCTGGATCATATCTTTTTCGTTAAAGAACTTAGACTCGCTCAAGACCTCCGTGGTCTTGAGCTTAGAGTTCTTTTTCAGTTTATCCATGATGGACATTAGTCATCCTTTCGATTGAGGTACATTGTGTTCATCTTATCAACTTCTTTGATCAATGTAAACCTTTCATTGAACCTTGCGAGCATTTTCATGCTATCGTTAGCACCTTTACGATCACAACCACGGTTACCTTTTGGGGTTGGTACTCGGTTGCATCCACCACCTACTCGCGGATCACCAGACACATACGTCGATACAGTGTGGAAATCCCCACCAAAATCTTGCATCGCATCATATAGCTGATTATAGAACACATGCTTAAGTGCAACAAAGGAAGAGATTGATCCTTCAATGAACGCAGCTTCTACTGGTGACACGTGGGCACTCTGTGAGATGTTAAAGGTAGAGAATCGGTAATAGATCTCCTGCACGGCTAGCGTGCTATTTGGTGCACCACCCATAATATGAAATGGTACTTGAAGCTTCTCTTCTACGTGATCTGTCTCTGTCGGGATATCTGGGTTGTAGACCACGCGAGCATTCTTACTACAGATCCTATCCACCAGATCGGGTGACAGTGTAGTCTTAATAACCACACCAGCATGGGTTGCTGCAAGCACCCGCTGCACGGCACTCTCTAGGTCAGTTGCTTCTACTAGACCCTCATCATCAATATTGACAGCAGTAGTGACAAAGATGATATTAGGGTTCCATTCAATAAGATCATCGATAGTACTATTTAAGCCATCTACCACCATAATCTCGTTACGGGGTTTGGTAAAAGCATACTTTAACGTGTCAGTGATAATGCCAGTACCAATGATACCAACTGCAAAGAACTCCTTCGAAGTATCTACGTTGGCTTCGATTTCCTCTTGATTGGGATCCATTTGGATGTTTTCGCTCATTTATAAATTCCTTCCTGATGCGATGAATAACTAATTATACTAAGATTACCCGCCAATGTAAACATCCATTTCTGGGCGATACCAACCTTTTTGATTATGAATTCGGCCAAGCAGGTTATAAATTTCTGATGTTTCTTCTGATAGCTCTAGAATCTTTTTAGTAGTACTAAAAGTCTGACACAATCCAGATAGCTCAGCAAGCCGCGTATATAGAGCTTTCTCGATATGCGAGATATCATTTACTGTAAGATTAAACTTCGTATTAGGTTTCATTGGTTTTCTTTTTCCTTTTGTGCTTTTAAGGCTGCAAGAATATAAAGCCTATGTTGTCTGTATTCTTGTACAACTTGCGCGAATGATTTTGTCATGCTAGTAGCTCTGTTAGTGAGTGTGTACTATTATTTACTTTCTTCTGATATGCAACTGGCCGCCAAATATCAGGGTGCATAGGCGTATCATCTTTGTTCATCATATAATAACCAGAAGCATTAGTAAGACCCCGTCCTGAACGGTCAAGATTATTTAGAAACCTAACATAGATGCATAACGTATCTTCGTGAGCTACAGCATTTGTTCCAAGGCGCTCAGTAAGATTTGCTAATGCCGCATCGTGATATTCATGTTCGCTCATGCCCTTAGGTCTGCGAAACATTTGCTCGATTGCCTGTCTTGCGTTATTGCCACAATACAGACTAGAATTTGGATCAACATACTGTGGATGGTACGTAGCGATGTCAGCAATCATTTGTGCATAGGGGAAGTTCCATCGACGTATACCTCTATCAATATTCTTTTGATTAAGTCTGTCAGTCAATTTCTTTTGATCTAACGGCGCTCCATTATTCATAGCAAGATTTTCTTCTAACCAGCCAGTCAATTCCTTCATCAACTCTAGACCAAAGGTAGTAATGTGTTGTGTCAGATTCAACCCCTTTATTGGAGTAGGATTTTGGTTTCCGATAGTCGAAAACATTTTGCGATCTGCAGCTTTCCATTCCTTCATAAGGTTAGCCATTTCATCTGCAGTCTCATATAACCCAAAATGTGTTACCACTGAATGGTGATAACCGTGCCAATCCTTGCCAGCATAAAACCCTGAACCAGTACTGCGATGAACGTAGTAGGCATAAACATATTCTAATAAAGACCACTTATCTGTCACGTATTTTTTAACGCGGTCTTGCACGCCAATTGGACGTTTCTTAAATACTTGCTGATCAGTGCCGTAATTCAAATCCTGATTAACGTTATTAAAACCCTCATACGTACGAGATACGCAGTTGTAAGCAGGAATGTTTTGCATCAGCGGGTCGTTAATATGCTTATCGGCCTCAGGACCAAGATAATCTAGATCCCCGATCAGACAGTTCTCTTCTAGCCACGCAGACTTTGGCCAGAAGTAATTTACGTAACAGTCATAGTTTGGTCTTGTTTCAAGTGCAAGTGCTGTCATGACATGAATATCTCCAGTGGGTCGTGTGTTAGCTCACCCCAATTTTTCCTACGATACTTCATAGGATTTAAGTGAACCGATTGTGGTCGTTCCATGTTTCCAGTTGCATAGATTTCTGGATCCATATCGTACCATTGGTTAGGACATTTGACAATGCTCATGCCAAGATCAGACATGCATTGTTCCATAAGCTTGACTACAACACGGCGTTCTTCTCGAGAACCTGTAAATGGGCGCTTGTCATAGTATCCAGTCTGTGGCAACTTACGACCTTCAAACTCGATAGGCCATGGTAATCCATACTCTACTTCAAGACCAGTGCTTTTACCAAAATCGTTAAGGCTACTTATCATGGCCGCAACATCAACATTGAGACGAACAATATGATGGCGAACATCAATATTACCAAGTGATATAGTTAAGCCTTTATGATAAGGTTTAATATGAGAACGAATATATTCAAAATCTGTGTTGATTTGATTATTTAGAGTAGTTCCATCTTTTTTGACGGTAGAACTATTTAAAGGTGCATAGGCGCACGTGTGACTATCGCCAATAGCTAACCATTCGTGCTTAAGATCAGAACCTACTATGCTTTTTGCTTCAGACAGTTTTTGAGTAATGGCATCACACCAGTTCTTATCTTCAACATCTTTTCTCTTTTTTAGCTGTTCGCCATAGGCAACAGGAGGACCATCGAGAAAAGTAATATTTTCTGCATCAAGAAAATTATCTACGCTTGATTTCAGAAAGTCATTAAATCCACCCATAAGATTAATTGTACCACCAAAGTTAGCACCAGGTAATACGTAAATATCCTTATGAAATGAATTTTTATGGTCTAAATCAACCTCAAGATTCTCTGACCATGTGCGAGCATAGCCAAAACTGTGACTTGTTTCTTTTTTAGGTATTTTAGCAAATGTTCCAACTATCATTGTACAAACTCATAATCAACGCCAGCTTCGTCAAATATTGATTTACTTAGCGCCCAGGAATCTTCCCACGACTGTGGTATTTCTTGAGCAGGCATAACTATTTTTTTAATTCCAACTTGCACGATACCTTTAGCACAATCAGAACAAACCGGAAGACCAAAGACAAATAACGTAGATCCATGTAAAGATACCCCGTTATATGTAGCATTATAAATAACATTCATTTCAGCGTGTACTACTAGTTTATATTTAGTAGGCCGGTCATTATACCGGTCCTCAGAGTCGTTAACTCCACGAGGAAAGCCGTTATAGCCTTGAGATAAGATTTGACCTTTATCTCCGACTGCAACGGCTCCAATTTTACGTGAAGGATCTTTCGACCACTCAGCTACTCCAGAAGCTAGCTTAAGATATCGCTTATTCCACTTGTTATCCATGATATAAATCCCTTTGTTGTGAGTAGGGCTTTCGCCCTACTCGTTTATTATATACTATTTTTTCATGATTGTAAAGTAAATAATTCCACCAAGTGCAGCACCAATTACCCATCCAAATCCTGACAAGAAGCCAAGAGCAGGCAACCATACTGTTCCAAGAGAGAACGCTGCGGGCAATACCCAAGCTGCAAGTGCTTTCATATTCCAGCCGTTATCATAATAGTATTCGCCATCTTTAGATGCATTAAATAGTTCATCTACATCTAATACTTCTTTCTTGATCATGTAATAATCAACCATCATAATACCATAGATCGGAGCAAGTACAGCGCCAAAGGTATTTACGAAGTTAAAGATACCCATTTGACTTACTACTGAAACCCAAAGGCCGCCGATAACAAGTGCGAATGCCGATGTAATCAGACCTCCAAGTTTAAAGTCAATCTTAGATGGTGCTAGATTAGCGAGATCATAAGCAGGTGGAATAAAGTTGGCTACCATGTTAATACCAACAGTCGCAAAGAAGAATGCGATAGCAGCTACAATAGTAAGAGGTAGTGATCCAATAGCAGCTACAATATCAGTAGGATTTGTCATAGGTTCACCGAAGACTACAATAGTACCAGCAGTAACTACCAATGCAATTAACGAGAAGAAAGCAATATTTAACGGCAAGCCAAGCAGGTTACCCTTTTTCATTTCCTTTTCTGATTTTACGAATCTAGAGAAGTCACCATAGTTAATTACGACAGCAGCAAAATATGCAATCATTGTACCAACTACTGCAAACCATGCACTAAGCGCTGATCCACTATAATCACCTACACCCTGAAAGATAGTACCTACTTCTGCCATAAGTCCTGATCCAGCTGCATTCCACATAAGAAGAGCGAGAGCAATCATAACTACATATACAAATACTCCTGCAAAATTTAAGAACTTAGCAATAGTATCGATGCCTCTCATAAACAAGAAGATCTGAAAACACCATACGATTAAGAACGATACCCAATCAATGCCAGTCATACCAAGCCACATACTAGATGGTTCAATTCCCATAAGAGATTTAATCAATAGAGCTACAGCTGTTGATGCAAAGTAAGTTTGTGCACCATACCAGAAGATAGCTACGACAGCTCGCAATACAGCAGGAAAGTTAGCGCCCTTTACACCCATACTCGCTCGAGCCATAACTGGAAACGGAATGCCATGCTTTACAGAAGGTTTACCCATTAGGTTTACCAGTACCATGACGAAAAGTCCTGCTACTAGAATAGCAGAAAAGACAGACCAGCCTGAAAGGCCGTATGATAAGAATAGTGAAGCAGCTAAAGTATATCCAAAGAGTGATTGAATATCGTTAGACCACACATTAAAAATTTCAAACCATCCCCATGTTTTTTTATCCTCGCTTACAGGGCCGAGGTCTTCATTATGAAGTTCCATGTCAAATTCCTTATTTTGTTGACGTACAGTAGATATAGCAGTTTAAACTACTAAATTAAAATGCCTTTCATATACATGTAGGTTCATTACCTGCCAAGTAAGATCACCCTTCGTGAGTTCATATCCTGCTTGATGCAAATCACTAACGGCGCGATCCATAAGATGTTGTGCCCAAGCATAATCATTCTTGTAGCCAAATATCACATCGTTAGAACGCATTTGCGATACCATATGTAGGCGGTTATTACGAATATAGAAAGTTTGAGCATTGGTACAGATAAAGTCTGATTTACCATTCTCATTATATTCAACCCAGATTGATGGCCGATTATAAACCATTTGTGCACGGCGACTATCAGGGTTTTTGATTAACTCGTCAATGGCATTGTAGTATTGATCATAAAACTTTGGTGAGTCTACAAGATGGCCATAGTTTGAATTGATTTCACCGTTGTCATTAGCAGCGTATTGCCATGCAGCAGGTGGATCTTTCTCAGCACCATGAATATCATTAATGTTAGTAGAACCGCTTTCATACCAAGCTAACTCTGCATCAATATAAGATTTAACTGGTGTACCAAAGATAGCCGGTTCATCGGCAATGAATGATGCACCTAGCATCTCAATAGTCTTGGCACCTGTTTTATCAATAGTATATCGTTGTGCGGCCAGTTCATCAAAGAAGTGGTCACGAATATCCTTCACGTTTAGCATTATCAGCTACTCTCTTTCTAAGTCTAGATGATGAAAATATATGGTTCCGTTTATTAAAGTAGAACTCAATACCTATTTTACGACAAATATCTTTGCCTGTAAACCACAAATAAGATAGTTGCACACACTTTTTGTTTCACGTAGCATAGATCAAATGTTGAAGCAGTAAATCCTACAATCATGCATGTCCCACTGTTTCTCGCTTAATATCATTATGATTGAATTCTGCCCAGTACAGCTCAAACGCTACGCCGCTTTCAAGACATTCGAACTGATGATATACACCAGGCTTGACCTTAGTGTACATACCAGGTTCTAGAATAGTCTCATCAACTAAATTGTAGTCATTTTGCCATACACGAATAAGCATACGACCTGACTCTACATAAAAGCCATTCCATTTAAACTCATGACAATGCTTAGAACAAACCCCACCTTTATTCATTTCAATACGATGAAACTCTAAAGCACCATTGGCTTCAATCAGTTCGGTGTTTCCCCAAATTTTACCAGCAATCATTTAGTCAACTCCACTGATTTAACTGACAGCACATTTTTTGTATTAATCCAATCCCCAATTTGGGGTGAGTCGATAGTCATAGGCTCATCAAATACGGTCGCATCACTTTTTTTCACAAAAGTTTCATAGCCCATCGTAGCATGATACCCCAGCCATTTTAGCCCATCTACTGTTTTTAAAGATACTTTATACATTGTCAAATTCCTTTCTTAAAATCGTTTAGTGCACCTTCTACAATGCCAGGATATTCTCCTAGAAAGCTTCCAGCCTCTAATGCATCCTTATCTATAAGACATATATGACGATGCTCAATATTGTCGTATTCTTTAAGAAGCTTGCGCGCAAGTTTATCATAGAAGCTATCTGAGACGATAGGATCATCTTGTACATAGTAAGCGTAAGACATCATAAGATACATTGGCACCAGCATATTAGGCTTTTCAGTAATACGGTTGCTAATAATGCGTTCGGCTTTACTGGACATTTTTTGACCAAGTAATTGCCAGTTCAGTAAGTGTCATATACTTCTCCTGTTTGATATGACTACTATACATTATTAAGTTCTAATTGTAAACCCCCGAACGTCACTTTTTTTATTTAAAGCGTAAATAATCTCATCGGCTGGAATATAATCAATGATCTCGTACTGTACGGCATCACCTTCCTGCAGTGAGCGTGACCAGTCTTTGTTCTTATACTTCCATAGTACGATGTGGTCAATGTTGCCTTCTGCAATCTGTCTACGAATGTAAGGCGAGATGTGGAATTGACTATCTCGGTTCACGTGTTTGAAGTCGCAAGCGCCGAAGAACTCATGATCCGTGTCGTGATCGTATCCATCATAGAGCACGTGTCCAGACGTAGGGATACTAGCAAGATGGTGTTCAGGAAACTCAAAGTCCCACTGGCGTTCTGCGATCTCTCGATCACGCTTATCTTCTAGCACCAGCTGATCACGACGTTCAATAAATTCTTTCGTAACTTTGCCTTTGTATGTGGTCATCGCGTATCCATTATTATCTGTCATTTGTTATTACCTAATCCCACAAATTTTCATAATATTTGCCGAACAGTCTAAAGCCGTTTGTCATACGTTCTTGATGTGCTTTGCGACCATCTGGATCTTCCCACACTAGTTTCAACCCTAAGGACTCTGAAAAATCTTCAGAGTCTTTGTTTGGCGTTACGTGATCGTATTCGTAATAATCGTCTTGCCACTCGTCACGAACCTTTTGTTCAAACGCCCAGATCATTTCTCCCATAACCCAATCCCAACGCTTGTGATGATTGTCGTCTGTGTCATAATCATTTTCCTTAGGAGGAGCACTGGTACTACGCAGTTCTTCTGGAACATCTTCATCATCTGTCCAAGGTGAACCGTGTTTGGTTTCTTTCAACTGTTTCAGCATAGGCAAGATGATAGGTGCAAGTGTGTGATCCATTGACCATGTGTCACACGGATCAATACGCACCTTAATCTTTTGACCAGGACGTTTGTCAAGATACAGATTAATGCTGTGGTTATAAATCCACTGCAAACCATCCTCTACCTTTTCAAGAAAAGATTCAAATCGCGTTGAGCTATCTTTCCAGTCGCGGTCATACTTTTTGTCCATGTAGCGGTCATGAACATAGCTTACCCAACGATGGCGGTATTCTCTAATATTAACTTTCATGGTTCTTCTCCGTAATCAAATTCTTCTGCGTAATCAATAGCCAGTAAAGCGCCGTGCATATTATCGAAGCTAACCATATCAAAACCTTCTTCAATGGTAGGAACAACATAGCTTTCAATCATATTCGCCAGAATGCGGTTAGGAATATTCTTACCAGGGCGATTCTCAAGGCGAAACTTCCAATCTTTTTGATCTGAAATATGCGAAGGTTCAGGTGGCATAATGCAGGCACATTGAACTCGATAACCAGCCTGTTTCATCCGATTGATAATCTTCTTGCGCTTCTTAATACCAAGATTGGTTTGATCCCAGATAATATCTTGCTTACTGCGAACTGCAATATCAAGTTGTTCGTTCATATACTTGGTAGCAGGCTCAATGAATTCAGCAAAGCCTTCGTCATAAGTCCAACCGTTCGCAGCACATCGGCGCTCAATTTCAGCATCGGTGCTGTAAATAAACACAGGAAAGTCAATAGCTTTGTAGATAGCAAGTTCACTTTCAACAAGAGTTGACTTGCCCAAACCAGGCAAGCCAACCATTACAGTGCAAATAGGTTTAGACATAATATTCACCTTTACAATTTCTGTTTTTTTTCTTTATGATATTTTCAATTGTATCATAATACTATTCAGCTGTAAACCGTTTTATTACAAAGATCCTTCAATTCTTTTAAAATTGATTCGAGTTGCATAGTATGTTGCGTTCTACACGATCTAATCACAGTGGGCCGAAACTCTTTGCCCTCTGCATTCTCCTCAACTGTATCAAGAATGTCGAAGAGTTGTTTTACAAGAGTGTCATATTGCTCGACTTTACTCATCTATATTCCCCAAAAATAAACATTGATTGTATTCAACCACGTAACCACACGCACGAAGGAAGTTTTGAAACTCTTCAAGGACAGTATCCATCGCCGCGTGGTCTGGTATCTCAAGTTCAATCTTTGTGCCGTCACTGTGTTGATGCGTAAACTTCATTTGATAATCCAATCCATTTTTGACCAGTCAGTGTCTTCTGGCACCATTTCAACTTTATCGCCGTGAAGTTCTTGTAGTTGATTCCAGATATAAGCATTGTTCATTTTTAGCCCATATGACTCTTTACCACAACTATAACACGAACCACTTGATCCGTAAAACAGAAAGTGTTCGTCGCCTTCACGGAAAGAAGTGATGCCACTATTCATGCGCCAAGAAGAGCCATCGAGATATCCACCCGACCACCCAGCTAAAACACGGTAATGTGTGTCGTCACCTTTTACTTTGACGATTACCCAATTATTAGGTTTGTAGATCATCTTTATTATCCTTTATCAATAGATTACGGACCCATTGAATTTTGTATTCTCGATCCCATCCAGAAAGATGGTCATTGTCTTTATCAAAGAAAGTCAACATTTCATCTTCATCACATTCATACACATCAGAGATTTGTTCGCCCAACCAATGTTGCGAAAACTCTTCACACTCTTCCATCACGATAGTGTCACATGCCCAATCTCCAAGTTCATTATCAGTCGGCCGAATATCACTGTTCATCTTTCGAAGATCATTTTTGTGCATCACGTACCGCATACGGTAGCTATAAGTAGTTGTCACCACTACATAATCTTTATTCATCACGATCCCTCATAGCTAATGGTTCTACTACTTCTCTCGTAAACCTGCGTCCAAGCACAACCATATGCAGGGCAGATTTCAATATACTCAGGAAGCATGTTATCGTTATTTGATCCGTGATAGCCACCAATAAAGAACTTACCGGTTATTTCTGGTTTAGAGTGCATGAAACGAATACGTTCACGTTCATAGATTTCAATACCTTTAAGAAGCTTTTCGTTCTTTGCTTCCAGTTCTTCTATTTTGGCAAGCGTGGCTTGCCATTCTTGTTCAGTTATCATTCTTCTTTCCTTACTTTAATCCACGGAGTTGACCAAGTCATTCTTCACCTGCAATAGCTCTTAGTGCTGCCACTAGGACATTGCACCAATCATCATCACCGCATATTTCTATGCTTTCATTATGATCCCAACGCATTTCATCATACACTGTTTGCCAGTTAATATCTCTAAATCCTTCGATGGTAGCATCACCATGATCAGGATCAAGAATGCCACCTAGTAGTAATTTTGCTGCTTCTTGTGCTGTCATTCTTCACTCAATTCCAATTCGTGATTTGCCTCGCCGACTTCACCTATATATTATCGTGACCTTCCATGTGCAGAGTCAATCCAAATTGCAATTAAAATAATACCACATAAAATCAGCATACCCAAATCTACTGGTATAGCAAGTAACCATCCAATAAAAGCTGCAATGCCGATAAGAAAAATCGCTACACCAGTTAGAACTGCAAAGAGTATAGCGATGAAACCAACACCTTTAAAGAACAATTTGAAGCTCTTTGGTAAAATATCACTCAACATAATCTTCAATACTTTAATCATTCGTCCATATCCACTATATCAAGAACTTTGTTATATTAATTCTTTCACCTCATATACTGGAACACCAGCTTTCTTACCTTGTCGAATCATATCGGCAGTACCATTACCACCCTTAAATGCTATTATAACACGCGGTTGTCCATTTGTCAACATTAATTTGTTGCGAATGGGTCCTGCGGATCGTCCATGATTTCTCCAGTCTGCAGGAAATGATAGAACTTTAAGCGATTTCTCTCTTGCGTATTGATCTGCAAGAAGATCTGCCCCTCGTGCGTTTCCATGAATGATGACCAGAACTTTTCCTGCAGCCCTCGCTCCTTCATGTACTGCGTCAAGTAATCTTCTAAGTCGATCGACTTGTCTTCTATC